TTTGAGGCTGATGGTGATGTACGTTATATCCATGTAAAAAATAGTTACAGCTCAGCAAATCATAATTTAGATAAAAACGATTTAGTGAATATACAATATTCTCATACACCAATTTCAAATATTATTACAGACATATTAGTGAATTATGATCCACACCCAGCAAAAAGAAGGTTGTACAGAAACCAACAAACAGCTTCTGAATCAACAATTAGAGGAAATTACAATATAGCAAGTGCACAAGTTGTTACAGTAAACCTTGATATGCTTTCTGGGGGAATAGGATCAGACCTTACGCCATCGACACCTAATGCTGGATTTATTGATTACTATGGTAATTTGCGTTCATCTCCAAGAGTTATTATTTCTGCAGAAGTTGTAAATCCTGCAAAATTTAATATGGAGATTGGTGATATATGCACATTTTCTTCTATGATACCAGCAACTGCATTTAATAAAAGTTTCAGCGGAGCATTTTTTATGATAACATCAATATCAAGGTCTTTAAATAAAATATCAGCACAATTTACGGAGGTTAGTTAATGGCAATTTCTACAGCAGCTTTTGATGATGCGAGTGACGGAGGTTCAAAAGGGACATTTACACCAGACAGAAATCCAAATATTGGAGTTCAATATGGTACAAGCTATGAAGGTATCGTTAAAAATCAAGCTATCGGTGGAGAAGTTTATACACTTGAAAGATTTGGAAAAAGAAGAAAGTGGGGTATGACTTATTCTTTTTTAAATAGTACAGACCAGGGAAAATTACAGGCATTAATAGATTATGCAGACGGAAGAAAAAACTTTTTCTTTTTTAGTGAAGATAATTTTGGCACGACTGGCATCAAAGTTCGGTTTGATCAAGATACTTTTGCTTTTGAGGAAGTGGCACAAGGAGCAACAAGCATCACGCTGAATCTGATAGAACAATTATAGATTTCTCTCCTCCTCTCTCCTCCTGCCCCTGGCGATTACTTCAAAGGGGGCAAAACTTATATTTTTAGCCCATATTTCACCCTTAAAGCTCGTATTATTATTTTTTAGTATAAAACCCTCTTAGAAAAAAATAAAGAGTTTAAAGTATGTATTATAGATAAATTTAATGTTTTTTCACTTTTTTCACTTTTTTTAAAAAAAACTATTTGTTTATTCATTTTTAAGTTTAAATTGAGTCAACAATTAATAAGTCTTTAGGAGGACAAATGAAAATAACTAAAAAAAATATTACAAATTCAGATATTGCGGAATTTGAAAGCATATTCGATAAATTATTGTTACACTGGGAATTAACCAATGAAGAAGTAATCGGGTTTTATGTTGCTCACGCTGAGACATTAAGCCTTGATAAGATAAGATGGTTTTTCAAACAAGATAACAGTAGAACTCATAATTACGAAAAAATATAAATAGGAGGACAAATAATGTACAACGGATATAAAAACTACGAAACCTATAACGTGGCTCTACATATTAACAGTTTAGTTGATTGGTATGAAGTGGCTAGGATTTCAGCTGACTATCAAACATTTTTTACTTTTATTTCAAACAGGGGTGTTTACGAAACTCCTGATGGGGTAAAATTAAATTCAATCAAACTAGATGTACACCACTTGAATGATGTACTTTTTGAAACTTGTTAAGGAGGACAAATAATGAGCAAATCATTTGGAATTATAGAAAGACAAAAAAACAAAAAAAAAGGATGGCAAATCGTATATTTCTATTTAGGAAATTATTTTCATAGGAATGGATTTGAACTTGACAAATACGAAGTTAAGGGTGCGTGGTTTGAAAATCGTGAAGATGCAGAGTGTGAATTATTGAATTTGCAATACGCATCTGAAAATTTAACATAAGGAGATTAAATAATGAACGGATTAGATTTATTAATAGGAATGGCTATCGTTAGTTCGGTAGCCTTTATTCTAGGCAAGATTTCATTGCTTAAACAAGATAGACAGTTCTGGAAAGATAGTTGTTTTATAGCGATGGAAAAGTACAATAATCTTTTAGTAGAAAAACAAATGGGCAAAACATTAGAAAAAGTTTTTGATACTAAAACTTTAGATGTAAATTAAAATATGTTGGAGGACTATAAAAAAACAATTTGGGCTGTGTGCTACTTACCTCTCTATCCCTTGGTATGTCCTCCTAACTCAGTATGCAGCCCAACTATTACATTATGGAGGATATATGTATTTTAAAAAAGAACCTGACGGATCAATGACTTTAAAAATAGAAAGGCCTGAAGAAATGTCAATGGAACGTTTTTTAGTAATTGCTGCAAGGCTTGAAAAAATAATTGATGAACTTGGAGGCAAAGTTCGTGTCATCGGATAAACTATATCAGGTTGATTTTGTTTATGAGTTTAGCGAAACTCTTTACAGGAAAAGAATAGAGGCATTTGATTACATAGAACTGATGAAACAAGTTGAAGAAAATTTTAACATTTTTTCTGAAAACAATCCGAGAATTATAAATGCTAAAATATTTTTTGGTAAAGAAAAAATAATAATAAAACAAAAAGTTGTAGAGCAACTTAATAGGAGGAAAAATGGATAATATAGAATGGAATAAATTTTTAGCTGAAAGATATGGTTTAGAAGGCCACCACTTTTGGAAGCACAAACAATCAGAAAAATGGATAATATCTCATAAGGGTTGTATGGTTATAGCCGATAAAGAGAATATTCAATTTAGCAAACCAGAATATATCAAAAATGAGCCTGATGCTATCGTTATGTTTGGTACTGCTAATATATCAGATGAAGATGGTAACTCAAAAGTGGTCTGGACGCACGGAGAGGCTAATCATAAAAATTGTTATGTACCATACCCTTTTGCAATGGCTGAAAAAAGATTAAAGGACAGACTTACCTTGCAAATTATATCTGCATATGGTGAAGTATATTCAGAGATTGAAGCTGATGAATTTGCTGCCGACAGCGATAGATATGAAAAAAGAAATAACAAAGAATAATGCCGCATCCATTTTATATGCGTAAACCAGAAAAAGATTCGCCAAAAAAGGCTATTAAAAAAAGTGATATTGAGGTTGGCACTAAGATAAAACTAATTTTTAAAAACCTAGGATCAATTATAAAAATGTTGGTTAAATGGCGATAAAACGTACTAAGTGGGATGCAGTGTTTTCTGATTTTATCCGTTATAGAGATAAATGGACATGCCAAAGATGCAAATCGAAGTATGTCGAAAAAAGTAGAGGATTACATTGCTCCCATTTTTACGGACGCAGGTCTTGGGCTACTAGAATAGAACCAGCTAATGCTATGGCACTTTGTTATAGTTGCCATATACATGTCGGCAGTTTTCCTATGGAACATGTAGATTTATGGGAAGAAAAGTTTAGCAAAAAAGAAACCGACAAAGTGAATAAACTACACAATCAGTCTTTAGTAAAAAAGAAAGATATTGCAACTGATGAAAGTTATCAATTATTAAAAAAAATGTTGGAGGAAATAAAAAATGAATTATAGCGAAACTCTTGAAATAGGTAGGCAGTTTCAAGATTACATCTTACTTGATATGAATAAACAGGGTATTAGCTTCACAAACTATACATCAAAAAAATACCAATACAGCGTTGGGGAAAATACTGCTGGTGTTGAAATTAAACACGATATGAAGTTCCGCCAAACTGGTAATCTATTTATTGAGGTAGAAACAAAAGCCAAAAATGGTGAATGGTATAAAAGTGGAATATATAATAATGACAATACTTGGTTATTTTTAATTGGCGATGAAGATACATATTGGGTTTTCGGTAAAAGGTGTTTGCAAAGGGTTCTTAAAAAAAGTGAATTCAAAGTTGTGACTACACCAGACTCTAGAGGTTATTTACTTCCTGTAAAATATGCTCATACATTAGCAGAAAAAGTGGGTGGTAATGGCTAAAAGATTCATAGATACTAATTTATTTAGAAAAAAATGGATACGAGAACTTGAGCCTGATATGAAATTATTTTGGATATACTTATTAACTGACTGTGACCATGCTGGTATCTGGGATGTAGATGTTGACAGGGCTTCTTTTCAATTAAATTTTCAACTAAGTGAAGAAAAAATATTAAATACTTTTCATAAAAAAATAGTTCCTTTTAAAAGGGATAAATGGTTTGTGCCAAAATTTATTGAATATCAATATGGTGAACTCAATGAAACCATAAGGCCACATGCATCAGTTATTAAAATATTAAGTAAATATGAACTCTATAAGGGGCTTATAAACCCTTTAAAAACCCCTAAAAATAAAAGTAAAAAACAAGACCAACTAAAAGATATAGAAAAAGAACTGCCAGGTTTGCAAAAAAAATTTGAAAGCAGGGATGTTCAAAAAGAATTTGAACACTGGAAAGATTACCTTGATTCTAAGGGGAAAAAGTATGTAAATTACAAATCAGCATTTCGCAATTGGCTAAGGAATGATAATTTTAGAAAAAACAGCAAGGAGGATTATAGTGGTATGTTCAAATGACGAGGCAGAAAATAGAGTAAAGGATTTATTCTTGACTTTTAATATGCCAGCGAATATGCAATATGCAAAAAACTTAAAAACGCTTTTTATTAAATACGATAAAGTTGTTTACAAAAAAGCATTAAAATCATTTATGTTAGAAATTTACCCAAAGTCATTGCCTAACCTCGGAATGTTAAAGCGACACTTAGACAACGCTAGACTAGAGCTACAAAATCAAAAAAATATGGGCGAACTAAAAACTTTGCAATCAGTTTCAGGGGAAAAGTCCCAATGGAGAAAGTTTTTAAAAACTGTTTTGCATTATTGGGGTAAAGTAAACAATAACGAAATGAGTTTAGATGATTACCATAGGAATATGGCTAAACACTTTGAAGGGCAAAAGGACTTTGAAGGTAGAGACCTACACTTAAAACAAATAAGGAGTAAATAATGGAAAAAAATTATATAAATGGATTTATAATTAAAGAAAAAGTATTTGATAATGGCGGAAAACTTTTGAAAGTTTCAACTAAAATTGATGATTTGATTAAAGAACTTGAAGAATTAAAATTTAAAAGTGGAAGTGATTGGGCAAATTTAATTATTGCAAGAAGGAAAGAACCCTCAGAAAAGGGTGTGACGCATTATGTGTATGAAGATCAATGGAAACCTGAAAAAGATTTTAATGAAACCAATGATCCGCAATATGACGCCCCTCAAAAAAATGATGACTTGCCTTTTTAATGGGTGAGCAGGAAGCACTTTTTGATTTAACACCTGATGAAAATGAAAGTGTTATTGAAGAAACTGAAATTGAATATTTATTATTAGCTTTTGCTGATAAAAGAAAAAAAGAAATGATAATAATGATGGAAGACATATTAAGAAAAACAGATTATGAAGTTTATCCTGATTTATTATTTCGCTTAGTTGAGGATGAGTTTGAAAAAATTAACAGCTGAATACCATTTAACAGAAAAAGAAACTAAAGACCTTGAGGGTAAATTTATTGATTCTAGCCATTATGACCAAGTGATTGATTATGATTGTGACGTATTTACTGCAGACAATAGACCTTTATTGTTTTTTAGAAAAAATTATATCCCTGAAAAAATATTATACGATGCTTATAAATCTATGGAAAAAGCAGCAACCCCTTCGTCAAACCGAGGTGCTGCTAGTGGTGGGGAAAGAAAAAAAAGAATGTTAAAAGACGGCACTGTTTCTAAAGTCACCGAAACATTTATTCCCGGAACATATGAAAAGCTAGAAGTAAATAGTGGTATTGCTGGTTATTTTGACAGGTCAGCACATTACGATTTTTGCAGGACAACAGCTTTCAATAAAAATAATTTAGAAAAGTTTGAACAAGCAATTCCCCTTATTGAGTTTGTAGATAAAGCGTTTAGAGAACTAATACCTGAAAGATACAAAAAGCAAAAAGGAATGGCAAAAGCAACACACCCTAATTTTAGAATAAAAGATACAGCATTTACAACCATTACTATAAATAAAGATTATAGAACTGCAGTTCATACTGACGCAGGTGATTATGCTCAGGGGTTTGGTAATTTAATTGCATACTGTAAAGATATTGAACCAGCTTTATTTGTATTGCCGAGGTATCGTATAGCAGTTGATTTAAGAACCAACGACCTTTTATTAGCAGACGTACACCAACACCATGGAAATACTGAAATAATAAAGAAAACTAAAGACGCTGTAAGATTATCTTTCGTAATGTATTATCGTGAGAATATGTGGAAATGTGGAAGCCCAAGCGAAGAGCTTAAAAGGCACCAACTAAATCAACGCAGAGTTGCCCAAGAGTTTGCAGGTATTAAATAAAAAATTAAAAATAGGGAGTTTCGTGATACCAAAGATAGTGGGTGTCATGCTTAAAAATGAACCATGTTATGTAGTTACCAAAATAAAAAAAGATTTAATCACGATTGAACAAAACATAGGCTGTTATAAACATATTTTAATTATAAATAAAAACAAATTGGAGGTTTTGTAATGAATATAATACTTGTTGCTAGTAAAAATAGAGCAGAAGATAATTACTTATTTAATCAAATAAAAGAAAACAATTTAGATTATAAAGTATTTGTTGAGCCACAAGATTACGATAATTATTTAGAATACCATGATAAAGATAATTTGGTAACCCTTAAAAAAAATGATATGGGGTTAGCTTATGCCCGAAATGTACAGCTAGATTGGGCGATATATCATAATGTTTCTAACTATTGGAATATTGATGATGATATAAAAAATTTTTATCATCGTGAAGATACAAAAATGGTTAAAGATGATATATTTGTTTTAGAAAAAACCGAAAAACAATTTTTTGATACAAACTATGGCATTTTTTCTTTAGAATACCAGCAATTTGCATGGTCTGCTAAAAGGTCATTCGTATTGAATTCTTATATGGATACATGTGTGAATATCAATGCGGATTTAGCAAAAAAATATAATATAAAATACAAAGAGATAGCTTTCAAGTCAGATAGAGATATTGTAATGCAGTTTATTCAAAAGGGTGTTGATACTGCTAGGACTTCTTTGTATGCATTTAGTTGCCCCAAAAATGGTTCAAATAAAGGAGGTTTGTACAACACGTATAACTATAACGAAGGGGAAAAAGAAAAAGACGCTGTGTTTAAATTGATTGAATATTGGGGGAATGATATAGTCAGGCATATTGTAAAACCAGACGGAAGAAATGATGCAAAAATATATTGGAAAAAAATTAGAGATAAACAAGAGACTTTGTTTTAATGCCAAAAAGGAAATACATTAAAAAGCCTTTTCCGAGGAAAGGTGTTGATTGGAAAAAAATTAAGAGAGAAAAGGAAAAAACAAAAGAAAGTTTAAACATATGCAAGACCCAAGCCATTTACCTTGCCCATTGTGCGGAAAGCCTGATAAAACCAAAGAAGATATAATAAATGAAGAAGTTGACCAGGCTATAAATAATCTAAAATTTTTAAATCTAGGGTTTTCACTTTCATATTATATGACAGACCTAGAGCGAAAAGTGTATTTTTTTTATCAAATACGAAAAAATAGCTTTAAAGAGATAGCAAAAATCCTTTCTAAAAAAGAAGGAACGCTTAGACAAGCCTGGAATCGCTGTAAATCACGTGGTGATAAGGTTTTAGAAGATTCTGTAGACGCAAAAGTTACTATTCCTCCTTATATATAGAGGGGCATTTATGCCTTACTCGTGATTAAATAATGAAAATAAGCACGAAAGACAGAAAAAATAATGCCTTTGCATGATGTAAAATGCCTCAGATGTGATCACATCCAAGAGGTTTTTTATTTAGTTAATGAAAAACCTAAAGTTATGAAGTGCGAAAAATGCAAAAGTGAGAAAACAAAATACTTGATTGGAAAACCAGCCATCAAGTTTGGTGGAGATATTTGGGAAAAGCAAATGGAACAAGAAGCAAGTGATAATGGTTGGTAAGCAAAGTAGAGAAAAGATTCAACAGGAGAAATAATGATATATTTAAAAAGAAAAGATGGCTCTGTTTTTGGCAAAGTGAACCCCAGTAAAGAACAAATTGCAAATTATAAAAAAGATGGTTGCGTAGTTTGTGATGAGTCCGGCAAGTCTATTAAAAGTAAATCAAAGAAAAAAGATAAATAATTGCCATCATTTAATCCACCTAAATCTGTACAATCAGCAGCCAAGCGTTCTTTAGAAATGCGTAGAAGTTTGCCTAAAAGCAGAAAAGGTGGAACTGCAGTAGGAGTTGCTAGAGCTGGACAACTTGCTGGAGGCAGGTCGGTTAGCCTTGATACTATTAAAAGAATGGTAAGTTTTTTTGCAAGGCACGAAGTTGATAAAAAAGCAACTGGTTTTAGAAGAGGTGAAAAGGGTTATCCCTCGAGGGGAAAAGTTGCTTGGGAATTATGGGGTGGCGACGCGGGAAGGTCTTGGGCTAATTCGATATGGAAGCGAGAACGTGCCAAAAAAGAAAAGTAAGATACCCAAAAGTTATTTAAGTGGGGTAAGAGGTAAGAAAAGAAAAGATTTAGAAAGTGTTTTAAGAAAAATAAGCACTTTATATAAAGCAGGAAAAAAAGTTCCTAAAAGTTTATTAGATAAAAGAATAAAACTTGGCAGTAAAAAGAAAACCACTAAATAAAGCAACTGTAAAAACACTTAGAGAAAAATCAAAAAAATCTAAGAATTTTACATATTCAGATTTAGTTGCTGTTTATCGTAGAGGGCAAGGTGCTTATTTGAGTTCAGGTTCAAGGCCTGGAGTTTCAATGGCAGCTTGGAGTATGGCTAGAGTAAATTCTTTTATTGGAGGATCAAGGAAACACGATACTGATATTAGAAAAAAAGCAATGAAAAGGAAAAGATAATGCCAAAAGGAAAAGGAACATACGGATCAAAAATAGGTCGCCCAAAGAAAAAGAAAATGGGTAAGAAGAAAAAGAAAAAGTAGTTGTTTGATACTTGCCCAATTAAAAAAAGAATGTGCGCTTTTTGTGGATACGATAAAGAAAAACTTTTACGATGTGGGTTTGCTACTCCAGAAAATAGAATTGTTTACATGCAAAAGTGCCCTCTAGATGCAAAAAAACGTAAAAGAAGATAAAAAGGTTGCTCTAAATTGTGAATTGGTGGGAATTAAAAACCTTAAAATGACTCACAATTGGCGTATTGAATTTGATGTGTATGAAATTGATAATGATAAAGTCAAGCAATTAATGGATATAATCGATAAGCCAGTTGTAATTGGCATTATAGAAAACGGATAAACAGGAACGATTCAGGAACAATGCCATTTGAAAAAGGTAAAAGCGGAAACCCTCAAACCCAATGGAAAAAAGGGCAATCAGGTAACCCAAACGGCAGGCGTAATGCTGCAAAAGATATTCTTAATGAATTATTAGATACTGAAATTGAAGATAGAAGTCAGAAAGAAAGGCTCTTATCAAAGCTAATTCAAATGGGAATGCGTGGCGATTTAGGTGCCATAAAAGAAGTGTTAGATAGAACCGAGGGAAAAAGTAAAGAGCATATTGTTACTGAAGAATTTAAACCACTTAGAGTTTTAGAGTTTGGTGATGATATACTTGATGAAAAGTAAAGGGTTTATAAACTCTTTTTAAAGGGTTATATATAAATATAAATAAAAAGATAAATATAAATGAATGGACATTTACCTAACAAAAGAAAGAAAAGAGATACTAAGTCACCCAGCCAGGTTCAAAGTAATTACGGCAGGGCGAAGGTTCGGAAAGTCAGTCCTGGGACTAGCGTTTCTTCTGAAAGGGCAAATGTTGCAGGGCGAGAATCGCTGGTACATATCACCAACTTACAGGCAAGGCAAGATAACAGTTTGGCCAACACTAAAGCAAATTATGAGGAAAAGGGGCTGGAAGATAAACGAAACAGAGCTCAGTTGTACTCAGTCAGGTGTTACGATTGCGATTAAGGGTTCAGATTCAAGCGACAGCCTTAGAGGTGCAGAATTGAGCAGGTGTGTTTTAGATGAATATGCTTATCAAAAGCCAGGGGTGTTTGAAGAAGTTATCTATCCGATGCTTACAACCACGCAAGGAAAAGCCCTGTTGATTGGCACTCCTGATGGATTTAGTAATAATAACTTCTATGACTACTTTATAAGGGGGCAAGGTAAGGATAAAGATTGGAAATCTTGGCAGTATAAAACTGTTGATGGTGGTTTTGTAAGTGAAGAAGAATTAGAACTAGCTAAATCAAATCTTGATGAGAAAGCATATCGTCAAGAGTTTATGGCCAGTTTTGAAACAGCTGCTAATAGAGCAGCATGGGCTTTTGATAGAGAAGATAACGTAAAAGTTGCTGATGAGTTAAGCACATACAAAGTAATTGGTATTGATTTTAATGTTGATTATATGAGTGCTGTATTGGCATGTGTGTATGGTGACGGGACTATACATTATTACGATGAAATAAGACAGCAAAATTCTAACACTGAAATGATATGTAGAGAAATGAAAGAGAAGTGGGCAGGAGTCAAAGAAATATATCCAGACCCAGCAGGGAGTGCTAGAAGTACAACGAGCCATCGTTCAGACCATCAAATTATCAAAGACAATGGTTATGTTGTTTATGCAAAAAAGAACCACCCTTCCCACAGGGATAGATTAAATGCCCTCAATAGAAAATTAAAGGATGCGAATGGTCAAGTAAGAATGACTGTTGACCCAAAGTGTAAATATTTAATAAAAGATTTAGAGCAAGTTCAGAGAGATCGCAATGGTGGCATCGACAAAAGCAATATAGATTTAACGCATAGTCTTGATGCAGCAACTTATTTGATCGAATACAAATGGCCAATAGTTCAACGAATAGCAACTTCAATTCAATGGTGAAAGAACTATGATAGTAGATAATAAAGATTTAGTAAGAAGTAAATTAAAAGAATTCTTGTCTGATATAACTCATGAAAACATTGAGGATCGCTACAGATTCTTATCTTATTATGAAGGTATGGCTCATCAAATGGAGAATGATTTAACAAAGTATTTTCCAATAAAGAGTTTAGAAGTGCCACTTATCGTACAAAACATTACATCTAAATTAATTAATGCTAGAGCTATTGCTTATAAAAATACCCCAAGTAGAAGCAACGAAGCATATCTAGAAAATGTTACTAACCTTGACCAATCAATGCTTACTGCTGAAAGGCTTACATATTTATTAGGTTCGCATTTAATTAAAAGCAGATACAATGAAGAAACAAAAAAGATTGAATATGACCAAATAATAGAGTTTGAGCCATTGTTTGAACCTAGAAGCAGAACACCTTTTGGTTATTTATACCCAATTTATAATCACGGACAAACAAGAAATGATAAAGTCATATATGCTTACTGGTCAGAAACAGAACATTTTTTAGTAGATCAAAACGGAAATATTGAATCAGTTAATGAAGAAAATGTAAACCCATATGGGGTTTTGCCTTTTACTGTTTGCCATAGACACCCATATACAACAGACTTTATGCGTAATGGTGCAACTGATATTGTTAATGCAAATTTGATGATTAATTTATTAATGACAGAGCTTGGTTTGGCTATGCGATTACAAGCTCTTGGCCAACCAGTAATATCTGGTGTAGATCAAATGAATCAAGTTGCTTTAGGTGTTGATAAACCTATGATTCTTCCAGAAGGGGCTTCATTCAACTTTGTTTCACCAGGTGGAAACTTATCACAATATATAGACTCTATTCGTTTTTATGTTGATTCAGTAGCTTATAATAATAATTTAAAAGTAAAGTGGTCTGTTGGCAGGGAATCATTCGTAAGTGGTGAGGCACTTAAAATGGCGGAAATAGATTTAACTGAAGCAGTTATGGGTGATTACCAAATGATTTGGCGTGACGCAGAGAATAAAAGATTTAAAACCGATAGAAGAATATTAGAAGTACATGGTATTAATATACCAGATGAATTTAGTGTTGATTTCTCAGAACCTAGATTCCCATTGACAGCTAAAGAAGAACGAGATCAATGGACTTGGGAATGGGGCAATGATCTATCTAAGCCAAAAGATTGGTTAAGAAAATATAATCCAGATATGACTGAAGAAGAAATTAATGAGATGGTAGCAGAAATGCAACCTGAAGCTGAAACACCAGCACCATCACTTAGAGAGATATTAGGCAGTTAATGGCTTATAGTTCAGAAAGATTTGCAAATAAATATGAAGAAGCCTTAAATAGGATAGCGTCTTTGTACAGCAGTTCTATTGCATCTGGTGTAAATACAAATGATATATTAGTTGCTATCGGAAATATTGACTTTAAAGATTTATTTGAGAACCAACTCGGTTTTAATACAGAACTTGAAAACGTAGCTAACTCATATTTAGATGCGTTAAGAAATATGGATGGCTTTGCTGACGTAGATGAAACAATATTGAGGTCTTTAGTTCAAAGTGATTTAAATATATATCGTTCAAAATTTAATGATACTTATGTACATATGAAAAGTCTGTTCACTGAATCAGTAATTAACGGACTACCAAGAGAAGCGTTTGTAGATCAATTAACTAAAGGGCAGTTCGGTGTTTTATCTAAATTTCAAGCTGAATCACTTTATACTGATTCGCTTCAAAAGTTTAATAGAAGCGTAATAAAGCAAATGGCAAAAAACGCACCTGCTGATTTATTGTATGTATTTAATGGACCGATTGATACTAGAACTTCTAATACGTGTATGCAAATATTAGCAGCTGGACCAATGACATTATCTCAAATAGAAAATAGATTTCCAGGTACATTTGAAAATGGTGGGCACTTTAATTGTAGGCACCAGTTCAGGAGGTTCACACAAAAAGGAATGTATAAACAAAATAAAATTGAAAAGGTATTTGAAAAAAGAAACCTTACGCAAAGGACAAGTTTGTAATGTCAAGAGTAAATCCTATTAATAAAATCACCGATATTAAATTAAAAACTTTTAATGATATAGCAGATGATGCTGCTAACACTATAAGAGAAATGGCAAGAAAAAAGCCAGGCCTCGTAAGGGGTAAGAAGTATTCTTCAAGCTATGCAGAGTTCAAAAAACAAGCAAGTAAATTTTCAAACAATACTAGCTTTATTGATTTAACTTTAAGTGGATCAACTTTAGAAAGCTACATGAGAAGAAAAGAAGTAAGAAAAAATATTGTGGCAGTTGGCTTTACAAGTAAAGAAGCTGCTAATGTTGCTCGAGGATGGGAGAAAAAAGGATACAACCTTTTTCAACCTAAAGTAGTGAAGCATATTAAAAAAACAATACAAGAAGTAATTGGTAAAGAATTAAAAACAAATTTCAGTCGCGCAAGTGGCCGATTTACAATAAACATATAACTCACTAAAGAGGATACAAATGTCAGAACAAGAAGTCAAAGCTCAAGACGTAAAAGAAGAGCCAGTCGTTAATCAAGACGTAAAAACAGATTCCGTTAGCAGCACCGAAAAAGCTGAAGATTATAGTGTTCCAGGAAAGCGTTTTAGAGAGCTTAACGATGCAAAGAAAAGCCTTGAAAATGAATTGATGACGCTAAGAGGCGAACTCAAGGAAAAAGAAGTTGCTGAAGCAGAAGAGAAAGAAGATTGGAGAAATCTCTACGAAGAAACAAAATCTGAAAGAGATAAGTTCCAAGCTGATGCTAAAAAGTTTCAAGCGATTGAACAATCAAGGAAAGAAAGATTGCTCGAAAGTTTTCCAGAGAATTTAAGGGAGAAAATGTCTGCCTTAGATTCCGATACTCTGGAACAAATGAAAACAGAATTTAATAATAAAGTTCCTCAGACTGATAATAGTGGAGGTGGAGTTTCTGGT